ACTACCTTTGGCAAGCTCGTCAAGAATGACCCCACCGTGCAAGAGGCCATCGACCGTGGCACCTCTCGCGGTATCAAGATGGTCACCGACAGCCTTTTCCAGAACGCGCTCAAGGGGAATGTGGCAGCACAGATCTTCTTCCTCAAGAACAAGGGCGGGTGGGCTGACAGGCAAGAGCTTGACCAGCGGTTGCAAGTCGATACAAAGATGAACTTCGAAGACGCGGTCGAAGCGTTGAAGGCGGCGGGTATCGACCCGTCAAAAATATAGAAAGAAGCACATGGCAGACAACGACGACGATCTCCCCGACAACGTAGTGGCATTCCAACCCCGTGCCTCCGGCACCCAGAAGCAAACGGACTTGCTGTTGGAAGACTGCATCGGTCGCTTCGACGAAGTTGTGGTGCTGGGCTTCACCGAGGACGGCGAACTGGAGATCAGCGGCAGCGTAGAGGGCGGCGCGGGTGCGGTGTACGAGGCGATAGCCGAGGCGGCGACGCAGATGGCGCTCGTCCACATCGACATGGCCTACCAAGGCTCGCGCCATTGACCGACACGCACGACGAGAACTTCAAGCCTGACCTCGCGGCCATCGCCGATCAGGAGGTCATTGCCCGCGCACAGATCGCGGCGCAGGCGGACGAGGAGAAGGCGGTCGCTCTCGTAGAGGCGATCCGCGTCATCCGCGCCCACAAGAAGAAGAACAAGCTTGAGTTCTTCACGGCGTACAAATGGCAGATGCAGTTCTACGAGGCCGGCACTCGCTCAAAGCAGCGGGCGCTGATGGCCGCGAACCGCGTCGGCAAATCCTACAGCGCGGCATACGAGATGGCCTGCCACCTCACTGGCAAATACCCCGACTGGTGGCCAGGCATCAAGTTCCACCGGCCCATCAACGCATGGGCGATGGGGGTGACCGGCGAGCAGATGCGCGACGTGATCCAGAAAGAGCTATTCGGGACGCTGAACGGGCGGATCTTTGACGGCGGGTTCATTTTGCCCGACGAAGTACGCAGCATCGTTCCAGCCGCAGGCACACCACGCCTGGCGAAGGACGTTTACATCTGGCACCAGAGCGGGGGCTACTCCTGCTTGAGCCATAAATCCTATTCACAGGGCCAAGCGCCGCTGATGGGCAGCAGCATCGACATCGCGTGGATCGACGAAGAGCCAACCGACCCTGAAATCTACCCACAGGTGCTGACCCGTACCGCCACCGGCAACGATGGCAGGGGCGGCTACGTCCTTTTGACGTTCACACCGGAAAACGGGATGACCGAACTGGTTGGCCAGTTCATGGAGAGCCTCAAAGAGGGGCAGTATCTGCAAAACGTGACGTGGGACGAGGCAGATCACCTCGACGACGACACAAAACGCCAACTTTTGGCGGCAATTCCTGACTATCAGCGGGAAATGCGGTCGAAAGGCATCCCCGTACTGGGTGAGGGCATGGTTTTCCCTGTCGCGGAAGAGGCGATCAAGGTCGACCCGTTCGAAATACCGCAGCACTTCAAGATTTGCTGCGCCATCGACTTCGGCATCAGCCACCCCACAGCCGTGGCGTGGACGGCATACGACGCAGATCGGGACATCATCTACCTCTACGACTCATATAAGCGCGCTGGAGAGATCCCAGCCGTCCACAGCGCCATGATTCGGTCGAAGGGGCCGGCGATACCGCTGATATACCCACACGATGGCGACAACCGCGACAAAGGCTCCGGCAACACGATGGCAGACCTCTACCGCGAGGCCGGAATGAACGTCGTGGCGCGGTTCACCAACTACGACGGCTCAAATTTCGTCGAACCAGGGATCATGGAGATCCTTGAGCGGATGCGGACTGGCCGGTTCAAGGTCTTTGCCGATCAGAAGGATTTCTTCGACGAATTTCGTCGGTATCACCGCAAGCAGGGCAAGATCGTGAAGGAACATGACGATCTACTTGACGCAGTGCGATATGCAGCCTTGTCAGTGCAGCGTTTTGGCGTTAGTAAGGCGGAACTTAAGATGCCAGAGGTGTATGGACGCCACGGGGTGTCGTTAACCGAGGATTGGGACATTTAATGCCTGAGATCAAAGATACCCCGCTGGAAGAAAGCGAACTGCTGTCTCTCTTGGAGCGCAACCTCGACGCAGCGGACACCTACACCGAGAGCTTGGTCGGCGAACAGCGCGATAAAAGTCATCGGTACTATTTCGGTGAGCCGCTGGGCAACGAGAAGCCTGGCCGCAGCCAGCACGTCAGCCGCGACGTCTTTGACGCGGTCGAGTCCACCAAGGCACTGTTGATCGATACCTTCACCGCCGACCGGCGCGTGGTCGAGTTCACACCAGAGACGAATGAAGACATTGAGGCCGCACGGCAGGCTACGGAGTTCGTCAATTATCTGTTTTACCGTCAGAACAACGGTTTTAAAGTCCTGCAAGACACCCTCCACGATGGCCTCGTCAGCAAACTTGGCGTCGTGAAGCGTTGGTATGACAAACGCTACTCTTACATCCAAGAAGACTTTGCCGATCTGGACGAAGCGCAGTTCGTGATGATGGCGCAAGACCCAGAGGTCGAAATCACCACTCTCGACCAGACCGTCGTCCAGCCGGAGATGGTTGACCCAACGACAGGCATGGTCGTTATGCCTGCCGTTACAACTTATAGTGGCGAACTCAAACGCAGGATAGACAAGAGCCAAGTTCGCGTTGACAATTTGGAGCCAGAAAAACTTTACATCAGTCCTCGCGCCAAGACGCTTGAGGATGCGGACTTCGTCTCGTACCGCTACGAGAAAGAGATAGGCGAGCTGTTGGAAGACGGCTACGACCCTGAAAAGGTCGAAGAGCTTGACGAAGAATTGGATACCTACCGCGACTCGACGTTGGGCCGCGACAGTTACGACGAGTTCTCCGCCGAGACAAGTATGCGGGACGACCACCCGAACCGCACATATGTGACGATCTACGAAAGCTACATCCGCATCTACGACCCAGAGGTCGAGTCGCGCTGCACCTACAAGGTGGTTCACTCACGTCGCACTCTTCTAGACATGGAGAAGGTAGAGAGCCACCCGTTCCGCGGTTGGTGTCCATTCCCCGTGCCGCACAAGGCCATCGGCCTGTCGCTTGCGGACGTCGTGATGGACCTTCAGAAGTCGCAGTCAACCCTGAAGCGCAGCGTTATCGATAATGCGTTCCTGACGAACACCTCGCGCTGGGTGGCGAACCTGTCCTTGGTCCGCAACCCGCGCGACCTGATCGACAACAAGCTTGGCGCCGTCATCGACGTCAACGCGATGGACCCGACGTCGGTCGTCCAGCCGCTGAACACCCCGCAGATCAGCGCCAACGTCTTTACGACGATGGAGTTGCTAGAGCAGGAAAAGGAATCGCGTTCAGGCTCCAGCCGTATGTCGAAGGGCATGGACAGCGATGTCGTGTCGAAGCAGAACAGCAGCGACCTGATTACGCGGTACATGAACGCCAGCAACCGTCGCACGATGGTCATGGCGCGTAACTTCGCCGAGAGCTTCCTCAAGCCGCTGATGTTCGATCTCTACCGCCTGGCGATTGAGAACGACACGCAGCCCCGCATGATCCAGTTGAGCGGCAAGTTTGTGCCAATCGATCCCAAGCAGCTTCGCGAACGCACCGAGATGGATGTGGCCGTGGCGCTGACGCCAGACGCCCGTGCTGCTGAAGCGCGGACGCTGACCATGCTTGACCAGATGTGGACTGCGAACCCGCAAGACCCGACCCTGGGCGGTATGTACCAGACGCAGCAGCGGTTCGCGCTGTTGGCTCGCGCTGTCGACCTTATGGGCCTCAAGGGTGGGGACAAGTACCTCCTGTCGCCGATGTCGCCTGAATACCAGCAGGGCCAGCAGCAGAACCAGCAGCAGGCCGAGCAGCAGAAGCAGATGGCCCAGCAGATTGAGATGAAGAAGCTGGAGTTCGAAGAGCGCAAGGTCATGGTTGACGAGCGCAGGGCCGGCGTCGAAGAAGAAAAACTGGTGCTTGAAGCCGAGAAGATCGGTGTCGAACTGTCGACCAAGGCGCAAGAGATGATCGCGAAGCAGGAGAAGGATTCTGCTGACCTCATCTTGAAGGCCGCAGAGTTCCGCCACGAACAGCAGACTGACATGGCCTACATCGACATTGAGTCGCTGAACGCCGCGCAGCAGAACAAGAACGGCAATCGCGGGGACGAGAATGACTGATTTTGAAAAGGCCGTAGAGGCTTTCCAGAAGAAGAAGAACCCACGCACCGAGGCCGAGGCCAAGCGCGAGGCGTACAAGAAGATGGTCAAGGAGTACACCAAGCTCAAATACGGCTACAACAAGGCAGGCGAGCGCGTAGAGCGCCCGATCACAGAGAAACGCATAGCAACTGCCGAAGCAGCCAAGACGCGCGTCATCCCAGACGCGGCGGACGGCCTGGCGGACTTCTTTAAGGAACCCGAATAATGGATATCGACTACGGCATTGATGGCGCAGAGCAGTCAGCCGAAAAGGCCAGTGCCTTGCTCAACAACGACGCCTTCAAC